TCTAGTTAGCGTTAGATCTTTAGTCAGTAGAATAAACGCCCAGATAGAAAAGATTAACAAAGAGTTTGGACTACCTTCAACAACTGCTGGCGATACTGGGCCATTTATGCCACCTGCTACCACACCTTATGATCCTTTATCTAGTTTGACAGTTACTGCGCAAGATTTAGCAGACACAGGCTTTAGATACGATCCATTATCTGGGCTTAGACCTACAGCACAAGATATACGCATAACAGTAGACACTGCACAATCTGGCGATAAATTTGCTCAATTAATAGCTGAAAGTATTCAAGTAGCAGGCAGAAGCGGATATAACACCTCTGCAAATGGAAGCCTGCCAGTATGACAGTACCTGTAGTAAATGCTTTTATAAATTTCTCGACTGGCCCTAGTTTTGCACAAGCTATGATTTTGGGATCAGGCGAATTAGATGTAAATATATTGGCAGATTCTGTAGCTGTAATTGTAGATGTGTCTAATCAAATTAACCGCATAGAAACTAATCGAGGCCGTACCGCTCTTAGCGATCAATTTCAAACAGGATCGCTTACATTACGCATCGTAGATCAAAATGGTGATTTTAACCCACAGAATTTATTAAGCCCCTACGCAGGTCTTTTAGATCCTATGAAAAAAGTGCAAATAACTGCTACATATAGTGGCACTACTTATCCTATATTTTCAGGATTTATTACTAGTTACGTTACAACATACCCAGATAACTCAAGTTTTGATGAGGTAGCCATAACTACCATACAAGCTGTAGATGCTTTTAGATTAGCCCAATTAGCACAGATAAGCACTGTTACAGGTGCAAGTGCTGGTGATTTATCAGGCACACGCATTAATCAGATATTAGATGAAATTGACTGGCCACCATCCCAGCGTGATATTGATGCGGGATTAACTACGCTGCAAAACGATCCTGGTAGCAATAGAACAGCATTACAGGCTTTACAAATTGCAACAGAATCAGAATATGGGGCTATCTATGTAGATGCCGATAATAATTTTGTATTTCAAGATAGAGGCGTTACAGCTAGTTCTATTGGTGGCACACCCACAGTGTTTGCAGATGATGGCACAGGCATAGATTACTTTGATGCTACCTGGACACTTAATGACGTTTTAGTATTTAACAAGGCTACAATTACGAGAGTATCGGGATCGCCACAGGTGGCCTTAAATCAAGCCAGCATCGACAAGTATTTTTTACACAGCTATTTCTTAAATAATCTATTAATGGAAACCGATGCAGTAGCTTTAGATTATGCCCAGGCTTATGTGGCTAGTAGGCAAGAAACCTCTATTAGATGCGATGCCATAGTCCTAGACCTATACACGCCTAATTACAATTCAGGCATATTGGCAGCCTTAGATTTAGATTTCTTTGATCCAATCACAGTGCTTACTACTCAGCCTGGCGGATCTACCATAGATAAAACCTTACAGATTTTTGGGGTACGGATGGCAATAACCCCGAATAGTTGGAAAACCACATTCACGACACTAGAGCCCGTTATAGATGCATTTATCCTAAATAATAGCATTTATGGCACTTTAGACTATAATGTCCTAAGTTACTAAGGAGTAGAGATGGCAGCAGGTTTAGGGTTTAAGGATTTTGTTACAGGCGAGGTATTAACCGCAGCCGATGTAGATGGCTATTTAATGCAAGGCGTGTGGGTGTTTGCCAGTGCCACAGCTAGAGATGCAGCCGTTACATCACCACAAGAAGGTAACTTTGCATACCTTAAAGATACAAACGTTACAACTTATTACACAGGATCTGCCTGGGCTAATTTAGATACTACAGGTATGACTAATCCAATGACCACTACTGGCGATACTATTTATTCTTCAAGTGGATCGACACCTGCCCGCCTTGGAATTGGTAGCACTGGAGATGTGCTTACAGTCGCTGGCGGTGTGCCAAGTTGGGCTGCTCCTTCTGGTGGCGGTGGTATGACTTTAATAAATACTGGTGGCACTACTTTAACTGGAGCATCGGTAACAATATCATCTTTGCCAGCAATCTATAATGATTTACAAATAGTTGTTAGAAATTTCAAACCAGCATCAGATCAGGCTTTGATGCTGCGTTTTAATGGTGATTCAGCAAACCGATATGATTATGTTGATGTTAATGGAACTGGTAATTTTAGCGCTGCTCAAATTGTAATTAGTTATTCAAATGACAACGGAACCGCTGAGGGATTAAGCGTTATTGATGTTCCAGATTATGCAAACACGACTACTTGGAAAACTTTATCGGCTAATAGTTGGGAAAATGATCCGACTACTCCAACCAATTATAGATTTACAAATCGTTTTGGTGCATATAATCAAACAGGCGCTATATCATCAATAACCTTACTTCCATCAGGTGGAGTAAATTTTACATCAGGTACAGCCTTTGTATATGGAGTTAAATAATGAGTACACCACAAATTAAAGAATATAATTGCGAAACACAAGAAGAAATTACTAGAGATGCTACAGATGCTGAAATAGCACAAATGGCTAAAGATAAATCAGATGCAGAAGCAGCAAAAGCCGAAGCCAAAACAAAGGCAGCCAAGCGTGCTGAATTGTTATCTAAGTTAGGCATTACCGAAGAAGAAGCAAGAATACTTTTAGGCTAATGAAACCCTGGCTATGTGCAGCTGGTGTGCAGTTAAGAGATCAGATTGATACCTGGTATCCAGATCGCCGCTCTACCAGTGATGGGTGGATTGGTGATGCTCGTCATAGCGCCACCAAATCGGATCATAATCCAGACAAATCTGGGGTCGTCCGAGCCATTGATATTGATTCTCGCCTGGATTCATCCGAGCAGATCTCAATATATCTGGCTGACCAAATCAGAGTCTGTGCGAAAACCGATAAGCGTATATCTTACGTAATCCACAATGGCTTTATAGCATCAAGAGTATTTGGTTTTAAGTGGCGTAGATATCGTGGCATTAACCCACATAAGAAGCACATCCATATTAGCTTTACTAAAGCAGGCGACAAAGACGGCAAAGAATTTGATATACCACTACTAGGGGGAAAAATATGAAAATATCAGAAAAACAAAAGGCAGTACTTAAATCCTATTTTAGAGGGGTTTTAGTATCTTTTTTAACTTTCTTAGCAAGTAATGAATTAGGTTTAGATCCAGCCGTATCTGTGATTGTTGCAGCTTTGGCAGGACCAGCAGCTAGGGCTTTAGACAAATCCGATAATGCTTATGGCATCGGTGCTAATGAAAAATGAGTCCAGCAGAATGGGCTGGCTTTGGCGCTGGCGTTATGGCCGTGCTATCAGGCGGGCTAATCGGATTACGTTTTTTAGTTAAAGGCTGGTTAAGCGAACTTAAGCCAAATTCAGGCAGCAGCTTGGCAGATGCCGTTAATCGAATCGATCAGCGCAGTTCAAGATTAGAAGAGCGTGTCGATCAACTATTCCTTATCATGAATAAGCGACAATAGCAATATGGCAACCGCACGTAAACGCAAGAAGGTTAATAAGCGCAAGGGTAAATACACCCATGAGCAGATTAATACCAAGTTAGATACCTATGCCATTTCGTTGCGTGAGTTTTATTTAAGCTTAAGACGTGCAGGATTTCCAGTAGATCAAGCTCTAGGGATGTGCGATAAAAACGTATTCCCAGACTGGATAGCACCAACCAGTCCAGACTTTGATCCAGTTAATCCAGACCATGACCCCTACGAAGACGAGGACTAATTGCGCAAAATTGCGTTTGTGTCAGATCTGCAAGTACCCTTTTTTAATGAAGCAAGTGTCAAATCAGTAGGCCGTTTTTTAGCTAAGTGGCGGCCTCATAGAACTATCTGCATAGGTGATGAAATTGATTTACCACAGCTAGGCGGTTTTAACGCTGGCACTATCGATGAGATGGTTGGTAACATAAATGACGATAGAAAACAAACACAAGAAGTATTAAGTTACTTAGGGGTAACAGATGTACTGGGGAGTAACCATGGAATCAGACTCTATCGATCAATTAAAAAAAGACTCCCATCTTTCCTCAACTTACCCGAAATGCAGTATGAACGTTTTATGGGATATGACAAGCTCCAGATTAAATTCCACCCATTTGGGCTCGATTGGGCGCCAGGCTGGACAGCCGTTCATGGCGACTCTTTCCCTCTTAGCCAAATTCCTGGACAAACAGCCTTAAATGGGGCTAGAAGGCTTGGTAAGAGCGTAGTCTGTGGGCATACCCATAGATTAGGGTCTGCAGCCTTTACAGAGGCATCTAGAGGCCAATTAGGGCGTACTGTATGGGGTCATGAAGTCGGAAATCTCGTTGACCTTAGCAGTTCAGGCATGGCGTATACAAGGGGCTATGCTAACTGGCAACAAGGTTTCGCTGTGGCCTATGTGCACGAGCGTAAAGTCCAGGTAGTAACCATCCCTATAAATTTAGATGGCAGCTTCATATTTGAGGGAAAACTCTACAAATAACGTTACCAAATCGTTATCAAATATAGGCTCTAAATCATACACAAAGTCATACACAAGTGTCACACTATTTCCATGCCACAAAGCGTGAGCATAGAAAGTAGGGCTACATGTACACAGAGCTGAAAGACTTTGGGTATCTAATTATGTGGGGAGTGGTCGTAGGGTTATTACTTACCTGGGCTATTGGCACATATATCGAAAACGTCAAAACTATACATTACTGGCGAGGCCGTAA